GCCTGAAACCGCCGCACACGCGGCTGGCTGTTTTCGGTGGCCTCAAAGCTGGGGGTGTAAGTGAAAATTGCCATGGGTTAGGTCACCAACAGGCCACCCGGCCGCTTCTGCTTGATCAATTCTGCCTGCACCGCTTGAGCCACAACACGGGCCAGCTGCTCACTGCGGCCGCTGTCGCCCTGCACGCTGGTGCCCTTAGCGTCCACGTTGACGGTCACGTTGGTGTTGCTGCTGCTGCCACCGCCCTGCATGGCCACCGGGATCCTGCGGCCGTCAGGAAGCGGCACAAACGCCTCGGGTTTGCTGCCCTCACCGAACAGCGCCAGCTGCGGAGTGTTGGCGATGCCACCGTTGGCGTACTTTTTGAGGGGCATCGGACCGTCGCCCGTCATGATGCCGCCGTTGGCGAACTTGAAGCCGGGAAACAGGCCGCCCAGCGCCTGCACGATGGGCTGGATGATGGCCGCCCGCAGTGCGATGCGCGCCAGGTCGGACAGGATGCTGGCCGCCAGTTCCTTGAAGTTGGCCTTTCCGGTGGTGACGAACGCCGTCAGCTGATCTTCCAGTCCCTGCAATCCGCTCACCACCGCATCGCCAATGGCGCCGCCAAGGTCCTTGACGCTGTTGTAATACTCCTGCAGCCGGTCGCGGATGCCGGTCCCTATCGACTCGCTGTCCTTCTTCTGCTTTTCGGTGGCATCGTCCAGCGCCTTGGCGCGCTCCCGCAGTAAACGAATGTGCTCGGCCAGCGCCGGATTAGTCTGCGCCAGAATGTCCAGCTGCAGCAGGTTGACCTGCGCGTTCAACTTCTCCACCTCAGTCAGCTCGGTCTTGCCCTGCTGAACTTCCTTGATCTTGGCGTCGTAGTCCTCAAGGCTGGGCAGCAGATCCTTGAGGCCCTGCTGCAGCTGCTTGTCGGCCAGCGCTCCATTGGCATCGGAAAGCGCGTTAACAAGTTGCTCAAACGGTCTGATGTCGATTTGACCGCCAGCCTGGTTGACCTCTAGCGCCAGCTTGACCACATCCTTTGTCAGCTCATCAACAGTGCGGTTGTTATCCGCGATTGCCTCATTGCGCTGTAGAAACAGCTGCTCTACCGGCGTAGCGCCCACGCCTTTATAGGCTTGGTTCACGTCTTCAACGCTGCGGCGCAAACGTTCCTGCAGCTCCAAAGCGCGCTCACCTAAAGACCGGCGCCGCTCCTCAATGCGCTCCTGCTCGCTGGCAGCACGCCGAGCAGCGGCCACCGCCCGTGTGTCGGCATCAGTCGTGTCTAGGGCCATGCTGCGGCCGCTCGTGCGCCGGCCAGTGCCGGGCGAGGGGGCGTCGGTCCACAGCTTCTGGATCTGCTCAAAATCGCGCTTGGCCTGCTCTAAGCCCGCACCAAATCCCTCGCTCAACGCTTGGCCGGCCGCGGCAAAGTCACCGGCAAGCGCCTTGCCGATGGCGTCGAAAGAGTAGACAATCGCCTTCACAAACTGATCGACCAGCTTGATCGTTGCGTAGAGCACCGTCGCCACAGTGCGCAGCCCGACCTTGATCACCTCAAACAGCGCCGTCCAGTCGTTCTGCGTGTCGAACAGATCGCCGAACACCTCAAGGATCGACTGCAGCGCCGGCAGCAGCGCATCGGTCAGCTCCATGCCGAAACCCTGAGTCTTGATACCGAACTCGGTGATCGTGTCGTTGAACAGATCTGATCGCGCGGCAAAATCTTCGCTCACCTTGTAGGTGAACTTTTCCATGCTGGCCGCACCTTCATTCAGCAGCGGAATCAAATCTGCGCCGGACTTGCCAAACAGCGCCACGGCTGCAGCTGCCTTTTGAGCGCCATCGGGCATGTCGGCAAAGCGATCTGCAATCTGCTTCAGCGCCTTGTCGGCCGGCACCACTTGGCCGTTTGAGTCTTTGACCTGAACGCCCAACGCCTGAAACTTGCGCGCCAGGTCTTCGTTGCCTTCGGCAGCCTTGACCAAATTGACGTTGAGCTTCGTAAGCCCCTTCCCCAGCGTGGCCATGTCCACGTCGGCCAGCTTTGCGGCGTTGCCAATACCGATCAGCGCATTGGCCGCCAGGCCGGTCTTGGCCTGCAAGTTGAACAGCTCGTCGCCTGCGTCGATAGATCGCTTCACTACCGCCGTCAGGCCGCCCACAATGGCGCTGCCAGCGATAGCGGCGCCCACGCCGGCCACAGCGCCCTTGAAGCTGTTGAAGCCCAGCGCAGCGTTCTTTACCTGCCCCTGCAGCCCCTGCATGGAGTTGCCGAGGCGGCGGATGTTGTTTTCGCCTTGAACGTCCGCCTTGATGCGGAGCATGGCGTCCATGTTCATGGCCATGTCAGCTGCTCCGGCTGTTTATGACCTGCATTGCCGCTGCTTCCATGATCTGCAGATCCTCCAGCAGCGAACGCGGGTCTTCCACTGCATACATCTTAAAGAGCCACGCCACGGCTCCATAATCCAGTCCCAGCACGCCGCCCATGGTCGTGCGCCATTGCGTCTGGACGCGCAGGAACATCTCAACCACCGGCCAGTTCTCCTCCAGCACCTCAAAGTCGTCCGTTACCGTCTCGAGCGGCTCCGGCAAGATGATGCCCAGCACAGCGGCGTCATCTTCTGTGTCATCCTGCTGGCCGCCGCCCGCCCAATGCTCTGCGGCCTCGATCAGTTTTTTCTTTTCGCTCCCTTGATGCTGTCCATGTAAGCCTTCAGCACCGCCACCGCGAGGAACGGTACTTCCAGCAACTGATCCAACGCTTTTTGGCTGTAGGGGATCTCTTTGCCGTCATCGCCGGTCACACCTGACCAGCCCACCAGCAGCTCACGCGCGATCTCGGTCAGACGGTCCAAGTCGCCCAAATCTTCCAGCTTGGTCAGCTCGGCCACCATCGGGCCGATCTGGCTCTGCGGTAGGCGCTTGAACTCGCCGTCGAATGTTTGCCGTTCGTGGCGGCCACCATCAACAGGAACGTCGAAAGTGACCGGCCAGGTGTAGGTGTCGGACTGCTTGAGAACAAACGCCATGCAGGAGGCTCCTAATCAGCAGAAAGTGAGGGTGACTTCATCATTGCCAGCGCTGGACGGGATTGCCACATAAGGCAGGTTCAGCATCTGGATGCCGTCCTGGTCCGAATAGGTGGGGTTGCCGATGTCCACGATGGGTGACAGCAGGGTAACAATGTTCCCCGCAGTGGTGCCATGTTGGAACGTCACCAGGCCGGTGGTGTCGTTGTTGGCGATGGTGAAGAAGTCCTTGGCCGCAATGGTCGGCGCCTCGATCACCGCAGTACCAGCAGGAGCGCGGTTGGTGATGGTCACGGACTTGTCGCAGCCGACCAGCTCGCGGTACAGCACCTCGTTGGCAAGGTCGAAGCTCAGCGACTGCACGCAAGCGGAGTCGTAGCCGAGGATCGACACGGCCTGGGTGTTGCCAGCCTTGAAGATGGCAGGGGTGGCCTGGTTGCTGTAGGTGACGGTCGGGGCAGCGGTGTCGGTCGGTGCGTTGTAGATCCCGGTCATCGTGAAACTGATCACGGGAATGGCGCCCACTTCCAAGCTGAGCTGGAAAGTGCCGCGGCAGCCGGTGGCTTTGTGCAGCACGCCGCTGTTGTTGAAGTAGATCGTGGCGCTCTCGAAGCTCTCGCTCACGGGCTTGTAGCCCACGTTGGCCGAGATGCTGTAGCCGCTGCTGGAGCCAGGCGTAAATGCAGCGGTGGACTTCTGAACGGTGGCCACTTTCGTGGTGCCGTTGTAGTCAGTGATGACGCCCTTGCTGCCGCTGCCGGTGCCGCTGGTGACGCTGATCACCATGCCGTTGTAGAAGTCGTCGGTGCCGCTCGCACCAGACGCCAGAGTGATGCTGCCAGCGGAGCCGGCTTGAGCGCTGCCGGTAACGGCCGAGCCCGTGGTGGTGGCAGCCATGCCGCAAGCACGCAGCAGCGAGTCGATCTTCGAGGCGGTGCCGGCAGAGCCAGAGCCAGCCAGTTCAGCCTCGAACGTGATGCTCACGCGGGTGTTGGCCAGGATCTGGTCGGAGTTACCGAGATACGGCCGGATCAAATCACGGCTGACGGTTTCCGACTCGATCGGGGTGATTTCAAGGTTCCGCACCAGGATCGCATCCGAACCTGCCGGGCTTGAATCGGTGCCGTAGGTGGCTTCAATTTTCGCCTGGATTAGGCGTTTGCGGCTGAGCAGTGCCATTGGTGCTTGCCTCGGTCAGGGGTTGATCCATGTTGCACTCGGCAGCAGTGCGCTCGATGAGCTTCCGCTTGCCGGTTTTCTTGTCCAGGACGTAAGACCCGCCCTGGCCGTGGTACTCGTCTATGGTAGCCATCATGCAGTAGCCAGATTAGTGACGCTGGTGCGGTAGCGGATCAGGTAGTCGCAGCTGATGACACCGGCTGGCTGATCCGCTTCCACCAGCTCAAAGTTCACGCTCTGCGGCTGCACGTCGATGGCGTAGCCGCCCAGCGTTAGGTCCGCCATCAGTTTGCTGTGCAGGCTTTCCACCGTCGGGTCAGCCAGTTGGTCAGGGATGGCGCCGCGCACGATCACGCTGATGCGCACCGTCAAGCTCCAGTCCAGCGTGGGCAGGCTGGTGTTCTGCTCAGCCTGGTCCTGCACCGGTTCGATGACGATGGCCGGGCTCTCGCC